ATCGACCAGTTTATTATCGACGAACGCATCGATGATGGGCCAAACAGTGCAATGATGATGTGGGCGGCGGTGAATCCATACACTGCTTACGACAAGTTGAAAGACAGTTGCTATGTAGCTCGAGTAATGTGGGATGGATTGCGTATGGCAAAGATTCGAGATAAGCGTATTATTTCTACTACTGTACGGGATTTTATGCTCAAGTCTACTGGAAACGAGGCTCTGCAGTATCTGGCGACTTCCCTGGCTGGTGGTGCGGCCACCATGTATATGGAAGATTTCAAGCAGCCGAGTTACCACGACTTGATCCCAAATACGGAACGCGGCGATACGCTGGAAAACGTACTTCCTGCAAACAATATGAGTAAGCTGAGAGTTGGAGAGCTTGGGTTTTACAAAAGCAGAGTGCTTCCAGTTGACTTAGTTAATTCTGGTTTAGAGTGGCAAGTGATCCTTGTCCCCTTAAACGAACGTAGAACGAACTTTTCTGTGGAGTACAAAGCTCCTCCCACTCTTCATGCACTAATTGGTGGGGGTTGGGTAGCTACTGTAATGGCAGCAGCTCCAGGGTTGAAGAATACCTACGAGGTTACACTTACTGAAGTTCCGAAAGCCATCATGGTAGAAGTCGTATGTGCGGAATATACCGGGATGGTTGTGTTTGGTTAAGGGGAACATGATATGACACAGTACAGATACTACAACTACGGATCTACTATTATTAATACTACAGAACGAGACGTGCATTTTGCTCTTCACGAGAAAGGTATTTACCGTGGGTTCTCTATGGGGGTAGACGCCAATTATCGTTTAACTGTTAGCAGCGGTTACGGAATGCAACATAATGGCGTTGTCTGAAAAGAAGATGCCACTATGACCATGATCGTTCCGTCCCCTGCTGTAGCTACCTCATACACGTTAGTGGCAACGCATGAAGACAGATCTATCCTCGGTGGTGTAGCTGTAGAGTATTCTTTAGAAGAAGGTATACTAACTAATGCCGACGTATTTGATGGGGTAGTGCTTGGATGGATCAATCATCCTGGTGGAGGGTCGCACCTTCTGCAAACATACATAACTGAATCTATCAGATACGTAGATGACGATTACGCAGCACTGGTGGCGAGGACACAACCGCTCGAGCTCATTCCACCGTTTACACGGTATGCAAATTCTATAATCGGAACAAACATTACATTCACTGAAACCGAATTTGATACAGTATTTTACTTAACCAATCAACGAGTATCAAACGCTCCCGCAGCCGTACCAAACGTACAGCAGTTAGTTCAAAACATAGTGGTATTCGCACAGAACGGGCTGCGTCCCGTGATGATTAAGCCCTATGTAAATTTCGCTTCTACACTGACTACCAATTTGACAGTCGAGGTATTTGATACAAACCAAGCTCTGGTGACTGTAACCGGAGGGGTAATCACAGGGTCTGGAGTTTGGACAGACCATACTGTGACTGTTGAGCAAACCTCTGGTACTTTCGATGAAGGCAAGCCGTACACAGTGCGACTTACGCATAACGTTAACAAGGGTGAGTACATCAAGATAGGTCGGCTGCTTATTTCGTTCTGGCCTTATCCATAGTCGATGGAGTGATTAAAGCATGATTACGCTGGTAAAATTTATCAAAAACAAGCAAGAGGACGCACCACCTAACAACAAGGTCATTTCAAAAACGCTTGGAAAGACTGGTGTATTATCTTGGGAACACATCGAAGGTGACCAACCTATTCCGCAAGCGGAAGAATTTTGGTACGTTGATATTGTAAAAGAGAAGGGTGCAGGAACTCCAAAGGGAGTTTTCATGCTAAAACCTATAGAAAAGATTAGCAATACCAACGGAAACCCTAGTGATCCAAGTATTGTGCACATGATACCAGGAACTTACAAAACAGAGCGCGTCAATAACACGATTCTGCTGCATCCAAAAATATTAAATGACGATGGAAAGCTTGGGCCAAATTGGATTTGTAGTCTAACCATGAGGAGAAAACTCATGAATAAATACAAGTCTGGAGAATCCTATCAAGTAAACAGCATCATCGTTGTATTTGATGGGAAAATGTCTTGGGTTAAAGAAGACTTAGAAGGAAACGCCGTACCGGACATTGTGTCTCAGTGCGGTAATACAACAACGTCTCCACCTTAGCTTAGCTATGGGAAGGAACGGGAGATGCAAAAAATAAGTGGTACCCATTTAATTGTCGATGCTTACGTGAAAAATGCTGCTATCCTTCAACAGGATAACGTGCTAAAGTTATTTGACAGTCTAGTTGAAGCGTTAAACATGTGCTATCTTCAAAGACCTATAGCTGTTGAGGTACCATTAGATCCGACTAAACTTAGTACGGACGAGGACGAGGGTGGTTGTTCATACTACTGTATGATAACCACCTCGCATATATCAGCGCATACTTGGAAGTTGCGTAACGCCGTAATGCTTGATGTATTCTCGTGCAGACCGTTCGATGTAGACACCGCAATTGCTATCATCGACCGATCGTTAGAGTTTACTCACAGCAAAACTGTTGTAGTAGCTAGAGAAGACCCAGCGATGTTTGAGGGGCATAAACAACACTCCTCCACCCTATCTTACGCTAGGCTTTAAGTCAAGAGGTAAGTGTACGCTATGAGCTGTTGCAGAAAACGACCAAAACCAACGGGGTCAAAAAACGACCCCGCACCTTGTAAAATACTAGAACAGGGTGGTGCAAACACACGGTTTTGGATCATGAACACCCAGGGCTTGTACCAACTGTTCCTTCGTGAGGGAACAGGTCAATTCATTGAGGTACGATCTTTTTTGTCGGCTTACCAGTGCACGAGTTCCGTAGCATCAATGCTGATGCGTAACGTCGAACGCGTAGTATCTGCGGCAAATAAAAATCCTGGCGTGTTCCGGCAACAGGCAACCAACGGCATCTCCCTGGTAAAATTACTTCGTACTGCCGATACAGTACTCAGTGCAGGGAGTTCCACCAATGGGCGACGCGTTCATCCTTTCCCCTCTCGTTAACGCCACATGTAAAAAATCTGGCTGTCCCCTCCTCGGAAATAGGTTCGTTCGAAAACAAGTACCCACCGAAGTAATTCGCGGCGGCAAAAATAAAAAGGGAATGGGGGTTGACGTGATGTTTATCGCGGAAGCTCCAGGTAGAGTCGAGAACGAGGTGGGGCGACCTGTCATCGGGGGAACCGGATTAATCCTACGACAACTGGTACGAAAAATCAATGGGAACGAAAATGGGGTGGCCTACAGCAACATCGTTAGATGCAGACCAGTGCAAGAAGACGATCCAAGAAAAGAACGGTCACCTACACTAAAGGAGGTAAAATCCTGCAGCCATAATATTCTCCGAGATATTATGAAGATCAAACCGGCCTACATCGTGCTGCTCGGTGGATCTGCCGCTATTAGCTTAGCGGTGGACAAACGAACTGGCAATCCGATAGACCCTAACGCTAAGGTTTTCAATCTGCGCGGAACCGAGGTGGTTATTAAAACACCGGACGGCGATGTGTACCCAGCTATCGTCACGTTTCATTTTGCCTTCGTAGGGCGTAGCCCCGGTATGGGCGGCATATTCGAGGAAGATATTACACGAGCATTCTACAGAGCACGTGGAATTCTACCAGATTATAGTCACCGTGGAAAACCAGTAACCATAGTAAACACGGTGGAGAGAGTTCAAAAGCTGTTACGACATATGGTTTTAAATTTGAACAAGAACCAGATTGTCGCGATGGACTATGAAACCACGCATCTACATCGAATCGGTAACGAAGTCATTACTGTCGGCTTTGCTTACGACCGAGACAAGGCCTTTGTAATACCCTACCGACATCCCGAGAGTCCATGGGACAACGAAGAGTTTGCCGAAGTAAAAAGGCTGCTGGCAAAGTTCTTCACCACAAAAAAGGTATCCTTTAGATCTCTAGTGGCGCACAACTTAAAATTTGAGTGTTCTATTACATTGGATGAGTTTGGTGTATCCTTATGGAATCTTCCGCTCGAGGATACAATGCTTCGGGCATTCGCACTAAACGAGAATCGAAAGGGAGCAACGCAGTCACCGTTTGGTCTGAAGCGGTTAAGCGACGAGTGGCTTGGATTCACTGGCTATTCAGATAAGGACATTCTTCCTGTACTGTATTTGAGAAACCATCGTACACGTACACTGAAGGAAGCTTCAATAGAGCCTCTCTGTGAATACAATGGGATGGACTGCTATACCACCGTAAGGCTGTTTGAGATGCAAGAAGCTGTGGCACAGCAGCAAGGATATGCAGAGAAATTAAAGCGCTTAGGTCTGTACATCCACGGTCCCTCCTCGATGTTCGCTTCCATCATGGAAAGAAATGGAATCAAGGCGGATAAAGCACAGCTGCGCTACCTGATGGCAAAAGATTCTCCGGTTGTAGGACGCCTGTTTAAGATACAGCGGGAGCTCAACGGATTGAGTACAGTAAAAGAGGCTAACAGTGCGCTACTCAAAACTGTTAAGAAGACCAGAGGCATGGTTGGTATCTGGGGGAACCAAGCGAACGATCCGTGGATGTTCCATATCAATAAACCTGAATCACAAAAGGCGTTGTTCGTAGACATATTACACCTCCCTACTCAAACCACTAAGAAGTCTGGACGACCGCAGATAAACAAAGAGTTCTACAAAACAAATAAAGGGATCAAAGAAGTAGACCTGGCATCGGAATGGAAATCGTTAGACAAGCTTCGTAGCACCTACATCGAGTCCCCATATAAGATGCTGCAGACCAGTCCTGAAATGAGGGATGGGCGTATCCGTGCGTTCTTCAATTTCCATAAAACTAATACGGGGAGAACTAGCTCAGATAAGCCGAACATGCAGAACATCCCAAAGGGTAAGACTGCTATGGCGTTGGCAGTTAAACGGGTGTACACGGTTGCTTCTGGTATGCTAATGGTCTGCGCCGATTACAGTCAGGCTGAGGTGCGGTGGCTTGCGCAGGTTACTAACGACCCGCTTATGAAGAAGGCTTTTGAGCTCGTTGCTACGGTGCAACAAGCTTATCTCGATAACCCCACAGAAGAAAACCGTCGTCGCATGCTTAAGGAAGGTGATTTCCATAGACAGATGGCGTCGCAGATCTTCAGCAAGCCTGCGTATGAAGTTACGGATCTGGAACGAGGAGCCTCCAAGGCAATCGTCTTTGGCATCATCTACGGTATGTCTGTGTTTGGTATTTCTGAATCACTTAAAGTTACGCTGAAAGAAGCGGAAGCATTTCAAGATAAATTCTTGAGTCAGTTTCCAGAAGCTAGGAAATGGCTGTACCGAGTAGAGAAGAACGGATTTAACAAGGGGTATATCGAATCTCCATTAGGACGGTTACGCCATCTGGTATCTGGATTTATCGCTACCGACGATAACCAATACTTTGAGTCAAATGGCAGACGCTTTACAACGGACATAGGAAAA